CGCCGGCGCTGCCGGGGTGACGATCGGCCGCTTTGCCTGGTGGAGCGCATTAGCGCTCGATCCGGATGGCGCACCCATCCTCGTCAACAACTTCGGCGCAGGTCCGGTCACCGGCTTCGTGCACCGTGAACAGCAAGGCCTGATCACGACGTACCTCGCGGATGCCAGCATGGTGATCCCGCAGGGCTTCGGCATGACGCTGATGTCCGGCGGCAGCTTCTGGGTCAAGAATGACGGCCTCACCGAGGCGCTCGTCGGCCAGAAGGCTTACGCGAATTTCGCCGATGGCAAGGTGTCCTTCGCGGCCACGGGTTCGCCTCTCGGCGCAACGTCATCGGCAGGCTCTATCGCCGCCAATACCGCAGCCGTCACTGGCTCGATTGCCGGAGACATTCTCACGGTTACCGCGGTCGGTTCCGGCGTGCTCGTCCCTGGAGGCATTCTCTCGGGCACCGGCGTCGCAGCCGGCACCCAGATCCTGTCGCAGCTCACCGGTGCCGCGGGCGGCATCGGCACATACGTCGTCAGCATCCCTGAGCAGGCTGTTGCCTCGACGGCGATTGCCGAGACCTACGGCACATTCACGGCCGGCGGCACGCTCGTCGGAGTGTTCGGGATTGGCGACGTCCTGTCCGGCAGCGGCGTCACCGCCGGCACGACCATTACGGCGCTGGGCACGGGAACGGGCGGCGCCGGGACGTACATCGTCCAGACGACGCAAACCGCTTCCAGCACTGCGATCACGGTCGGGACGGACGTCGAGACCAAGTACGTCGCGATGTCTGCCGGGCTTCCCGGCGAGCTCGTCAAGATCAGCAGCCACCTGCTCGGCTAAACGGCGGCCATCCCCCAACCCGTGCTCGGCTGAAAGCGCCGGCGACAAGCGGAGTGAACCTCGATGAATCTTCAAGAAGCAATGGCCGCCTGGAATGCCGACAAGGCGCACCTGGCGGCGCGCGGCGCAGTCCTCGACGACGTGAGGGCGTACATTCCAGAGGAGTTCAAGCGGGACTTTCGCCTCGCGATGGACGCCCAGCCGACGCTGACGACCGACCCGAACTCGGCGGTGCCGGCGTTCCTCACCACGATGATCGACCCGGCCGTGTTCAGGATCCTGTTCGCCCCTAACAGGGCGGCGATCATCCTCGGTGAAGTCCGCAAGGGCACGTGGCTCGACCAAACGGCGATGTTCCCGGTCGTCGAGCATACCGGCGAGGTATCGAGCTACGGCGACTTTGCCGAGAACGGCCATGCCGGCGTCAACACCAACTGGCCACAGCGTCAGTCCTATCTGTTCCAGACCGTCAAGGAATACGGCGAGCTGGAGCTCGAGCGGGCTGGGCTTGCCCGCATCAATTGGGTTTCGGAGATCGACCAGGCTGCGGCCACCGTCCTCAACAAGTTCTCCAACCTCACCTACTTCTTCGGAGTGGCCGGCTTGCAGAACTACGGTCTGCTCAACGATCCGAACCTGTCGGCGGCGCTCACTCCGGCGACCAAGGCGGCGGGTGGTGTGAAGTGGGTCAGCAACGGCGTGATCGTCGCCACGGCGAACGAAATCTATGCCGACATCCAGTCGCTATACATTCAGCTGATCACCCAGACTGCCGGTCTGGTCGAGGCCGATAGCAAGATGGTCCTCGCCATGTCGCCGGCATCGGCCGCGGCTCTGACCGCGACGAATACCTTCAACGTCAATGTCGCCGATCTCTTGAAGAAGAACTTCCCGAACATCCGGATCGAGACGGCAGTTCAGTATGGCGCTCTCTCGGCGTCTAACCCGCAGGGAATCGCCGCCGGCAACGAGATCCAACTGATCGCCGAGAACATCGAAGGTCAGGCGACCGGCTACGCGGCGTTCAACGAAAAGATGCGCTCGCATCCGATCATCCGCGCCATGTCGTCCTTCAAGCAGAAGCTGACGGCCGGCACCTGGGGAGCGATCCTTCGCATGCCTGTGGCTATCGCCCAGATGGTGGGCGTCTAGCCCCTCAAGGCCTCTCGTCAGAGGCTGTTCTTCCAAGCCAATCAACTTATCGGAGCGCTCCTTGATGTCGACGGTCACCGTTGCCTGCAAACTCCCCCATGGCCTGTTTCTTCGGCTGTTCAAGATGGTGGAATATTCGGAGCCCGTCATGGGCGGCGGCTCCAAGATGGTCCCGCGAGCGGAACAGATCGGCGGGGCGGTCACCATCCATGGCTACGCAGCCCCGTTCGGCAAGCCGCCGGTAGCGCAGGTGGTCGGTGGCTATGCGCTGACGCCCAACGTCGATGCGGACTTCTTCGCCGAGTGGCTGAAGCAGAACGCAGACCACGACGTGGTCAGGAACAACCTGATCTTCGCCAATGAGAAGCCGGAATCGGTTCACGGCAAGGCGAAGGGACGCGAGAGCATCCGCAACGGGCTTGAGCCGATCGATCCGAACAAGCTGCCGAAGGGCATCGAGTCTGCCAAGGCGGCGGCTTAGCCGCCGGCCAGCGATCCTGCCGACAAAACTCACAACAAGGAATTCCGCCATGAAGTCCTTTCTTTCCCGCGCCATCGTCGCGGCCGCGCTGCTGTTCCCGTCGATCGCGTTGGCGCAGACCACGTTTGAGGATCAGCTGCCGATTCCGCTTAGCAGCACCAACGGCCAATCGGAGCTGTTGACGCAGAGCATCAGTGTCAGCGGCGGGACGCTCTACCTCACCACGCTGCGTCAGCCGGGCATACAGGGGCAACCTGCCGGCGTGGCTCAGACATTCGTTCCGGTGGCGGCTGGCGGCCTCGTCCGTTATGTGCGTCTGACTGACGCCAAGAGCGACCTCGGCGTGCCGATGACGGCCGCGGCGGGCACGCCGTCGGGCACGGTGGGTGTTTCGCGCACCGCCGGCACCAGCCTGGCGCTCACCGGTGAAGCGACGTCCGGAGCAGCCGCCAAGACCGATAAGGCGCTCTTCGAGTTCAATTTACCTGACACCTACGTGGCCGGTGCCAACATTCCGGTGACGGTCAATTGCACGACGAGCGGAACTACGATCACCGCCGCCAGCACCACGATGACGGTGGCGGCCTATACCGAGGTCAACGGTGTTGAAACGGCGCTCACGGTGAGCGCGGCTCAGCAGATCCCGGCCACAGCCGCCAATCTTGTGTTCACCGTCACCGGCACTGCTCTCACGCCAGGGCAGCATGTCGTCGTCGAGCTGGTCATGCTGGTCACGACCTCGGCCGGCGCGGGCACCGGCACGATCAACGCCGTGTCCTATCAGGGGTGATCATCGACTTTCGTCGATACGGGAGAGTGAGAAAACACCATGCGAAATTGGTTGATGGCATGGTTGGCGCTATGCCTCGCGCTGCTCTTTGGCGGCGTCACTGCGTCTGCCGACCCGGGTGCACCGACCTATAGCAGCTGGCAATCGCTGGGCCGTCTGGCGACACCGATAACGGCAACATCGACTACAGCCGCGACGGCGCTGCCGACGGGTGGCCTCACCGCCCAAGTCTGCAATCAGGGCAGTGTAGACGCTTACGTGACGCTGGGGACGACCAGCGGCGTCACGACTGATGCAACGACTGGATCGTGGATCAAGAACGGCACCTGCACACCGTTCAATCTTCGGCCGCTGCCGAACATCACGTACACCTACATCGCGGCGATCACCGCCAGCAGCACGACTACGTTGTACGTGGAAGTGGGTCTCGGCAACATCAGCCGCGCCGGCGGGACAAGCGGGGGCGGAGGCGCGGGTATCACGAGCCTTGCCCCCGGTAGTGCGAACATCATCCTCTCGCCGAACCCGATCACGGCGACGGGAACGATCGACTTCTCCACTACTCCGGCGCTCGGCGCTGTCACCGCGACCTCTATCAACAAGGTTGCGCTGACCGCGCCGGCGACGGGTGCGACGCTGGCTCTGGTCGATGGCACTACGATCACCGGCCCGAGCGCGACGACGACGCTGCCGGGCCTCTCGCTGCCGAACGTCTTTAGTTCAGCCGTTCAGACTGTCCAAGGGCTCACCACAACATCATCTGGCTGGTATGCACAGATTACTGGAGACACATTTGCGCGTGTCCGCATTGGTCTCAACGGCAATGACATCGCCTCCCTCGCAATGGGCTCTGGGTCGGGCGCCAGAGACACATTCATCGAGCGGGCTGCCGCTGCGAACGTGCGCTTTGGTGCTCCAGACGCTGCGGCTCCTGTAGCGCAGATCGAGTCCGTTCAGAACGTCGTCGCAGGCACCAGCAACGTCGCCGGAGCAGACCGGACACTCACACTCTCGCAGGGCACCGGGACCGGGGTAGGCGGCAAGCTGCTCGTCCAGGGCGCTCCTGCGGGTACGACGGGAACGGCGCAGAACGCTCTCGCCACGCTGGCCTCGTTCAACAATGTAGCCTCGGCGTTTCTACTTACCCCCGCCGTCAACACCAACGCGCTGGCCGTGACCGGATACTCGCTGACCGGGACCGACACGCACTCGCTGATGGATTTGGCGGGGACGTGGAATGTCGGGACTACAGTTGAGACAGCACTCAAGCTGAACGTGACCGACACGGCGAGCGGGGCAGCGTCGTTGCTGGCGGACTTGCAGGTTGGTGGAAGCTCGGTTGCACAAATTACTAAGACTGGCGCGCTAAACATCGTCGGAAATTCTAACGGCCAAACCCTTCTCACGACCAGATTTGGCAAGTTGTATTTCGGTGGTGGCCCATCAGCAGGAGACACTTCTCAGTCCGCTTGGTTTTTGGACGCGAGTGCCACCATTTTTGCAGGAAGATCAACGGCGACGATTGGGTGGACTTCTAGCACGACTAATGCAGCAGGAACTCTTGATCTCTCCATCTTCCGCGACGCCGCCAACACCCTAGCCCAGCGCAACGGGGTGAATGCGCAGAAGTTTCGTGTCTATGGAACCTTCACCGACGCCAGCAACGGCGACTGGCTGGAGTTCACCAAGGCAGCGGGTGGTCTGGCTTCGATTGCGACGGTCGCCAACGGTACTGGTACTGCTGGAAATCTGTCTCTAACTGCTGGAACTGTGACTGCGAGTGCTATTTTAACGGCAGTTGGAGCTATCAGCAGCGGCGGTCAAATTACTGCCGTTACTAACTTTCAGGCAGGGGCGGCAGGACAGATTTATTTTCTTAATAGAACGACACTTAGTTCACCGTCCGACGGGGTGTTGCTTGCCTTTAATTTTGCAGGCACCGATTTCAACCGCCTCCAGTTCGGTGGCACTACATCGTCATTCCCCGCCCTCAAGCGTAACGCGGCGAATCTGGAAGTCCGGCTGGCGGACGATAGCGCGCCCACGTCTGCAATCGCACGGTCGTTGATTTCATCCGGCGCGGTTCCCACGGTAGTCCTCGCCGGTGGTACCTGTGCCGGGACCGTGATCGCGGGCGGCTCTACGGCCGGAACGGTCACGCTGACAGGGGCCTGCGTTACAACTAACACAATGACGCTCAGTGTCATGCCGACTGCCCCGACTGGATATTCCTGCGACGCGGTTGACCGCACGCTCGGCGTTAGCGACTTGGGCGAAACCTCAACTTCGACGACTGGAGCAGTGTTTACATTCGGGAGCACGACTGGCGCGACCGACGTGATCCAATACAAGTGCATCGCGTACTAGGAGCAATCTTAATGAAACTACTTCTTCTCGTCAGCGCCTTCGCGCTGCTCACCCTCCCAGCCCTCGCCGTCCCAGTGACGTTCACGGTCGGGGGCTCGACCTTTTCGACCACGATCGCTAACATTCAGTCCAGCGAGACTGCCACCGCTCAGAAGGCCATCGTGGCCCCGGCTCCGGTGAACTGACCGCAAGCATCAGAAGGGGCCGACGATGACGATCGCTTACGCCGACTTCGTCGCGGCCTTCCCCGAGTTCTCTAACGCTGGCACGTATCCGGCAACCCAGATCAACTTCTGGATTCCGCAGGCATACGCGCAGCTCAACCCCCGCCGCTTCGGGGTTCAGATCGATCTGGCGGCGATGCTCTACGTCGCGCACAACGTGGTCCTCTCGGCGCGCGCCCAAGCCTCGGCAAACGCCGGGCAGGTCGTTGGCGAGGCGCGCGGGCTGGTCGCCTCGAAGAGCGTCGGCGATGTTTCGGTCTCTTACGACACCAATTCGATCGCGACCAAAGATGCCGGGATCTGGATGTCGACGGTCTACGGCCAGCGCCTCTACAAGATGATGCAGACCTTCGGAGGGCCCGTCTATGCGGTGCCGCGGCGTCGGTGGACAGACCGTGGCGCGTGGTGGGGCCTGTGAGCAAGTCCGGGGTCACCGTCGTCGTCGACCAAGTGTCCAAGGTGCTCGCCGGCGTCGGCCACCTGGCGTCGACGCGAGTCCTGGTCGGCGTGCCAGCGGAGAAGACGGGACGCACAGACGGTGAGGCGATCAACAATGCTTCGCTCGCCTATATTCACGACAAAGGTGCTCCCGAGGCGAACATCCCGGCGCGGCCGTTCATGGAGCCCGGCGTGCTCTCGGCAAAGGCCGGGATCGAGGACGGCCTGAAAAAGGCTGGTGAGTTCGCATTTGATGCCCGTCCCGAAGCGGTCGAGCGGCAGTTCCAGCGTGTCGGCAGGATCGCCCGGGACGCCATCAAGATGAAGATCACCGATGGGCCGTTCGCACCGCTGGCGCCCGCGACCATCGCGGCGCGGAAGAGCAAACGGAAGAGCCGGTCTAACACCGATATTCGCCCACTTATCGACACCGGCGAATTAAGAAACGCCATAAATTTTGTCATCCGCAAGGTCTGAAGGGATCACCATGAAGAGATTGCTGATTGCCGCCATCGTCGCCTCCGCAATGCTCATTCCGGTATCTGTCCAGGCCAAGGACGTTACGCTCCCGCCGCTCAACGACGCGCAGCAGTCCGCGCTCATCCAACTCCTCGATATCGCGGTGAAGTCCGGCGGTCTCGCGATCTCCCAGAATGCCAATTTCTTCTATGCCATGATCGTGGCCGCACAGAATGCGCCGGCGGCGACCACTCCCGCACCCGACGCGGCGAAGCCGGGTAACGCATCCCCAGACGCCAAGCCGTAGGCGCTGCGCCTGATGGGGCTCGGTGATGCCGGAAATAGATGTCACCGACGTTTTATTCGACCCGATGGTCGGTGGAACCGCCTTCACCGTCCTGCGCCGCGTCCAGACGCTCGGCATCAACGGTCAAGTCGCCATCGTCGAGACGGCAATAGTCCCGTCGCCTGTCGGCTCAGTGCGCCCAACCGGCGATCAGAGCCTGGTTCGCGAGGATGCCTTTCAGCAACAGGCCAAGTCGATCCGCGTGGTGACCACATTCCGACTTCGCGGCGAGGCCACTGATGGCGGCGCCGACTATCAGCCCGACGTCGTGGTGTGGAAGGGTTCGCGCTTCCTGGTGCGGACGATCGAAGACTACAGCCAATTCGGTGCGGGCCTGATCCAGGCCGATTGCACGTCGATGACCTTCGTCGATCCGCCACCGTCGTGATCAACATCTGAGGGTAAGTGATGGCCGAACATCCCGACGTCGTCGAATTGCAGGACAAGCACCGCGCCGAGATCGATGAGCTGGTCGCCGCCTTCGGTGCGAAGCATGCGGAGCTGGTCCACGCCGAGCCCAAGCTCCGCGATGCGGTAGCCGAGGCTGCTCTGAAGACGCGGTTCCGCACCGACATTCTCGCGGCCATTGCCCGCCACACGGCGGAAGCGAACGCGCTGTCGGGGCAATTGGCAGGTCAGGCGATCTGAGCTGCGGGGCTCTAAGCATCGGCAGTTCAGATGAACGACTCCAGCACTGGCGGTCCGCTCGCGCCGATCGGCGGCGGACCGGCGCCACTCGAGGGGCTCGCGCTCAACAACTTCCTGCAGGGTTGGATCGTCGGCATCACAGGCCTCGCTGGTGCCATGGTGCGGCCGCGCTGGCAACCAGAGCCAGCGAATATCCCGACAGAGGGCAACGCCTGGGCGGCAATCGGCGTCCAGGTCCGGCCAGCCGATACATTCCCGCTCGTGCTCCACAACGCCAGTGCCAACGGTGGCAATGGTCAGGATGAGGTCCACCAACACGAGGACCTCGACATCCTGGTGAGCTTCTACGACCTCGGCACGAATGGGCAGGCCGATGCCTATGCCGCGATCCTGCGCCAAGGCGTGGCGATCGATCAGAACCTCGAGCTGCTGACCGACAACGGCATGGGGCTGATCGCCTGCGGTGAACCGATCCCCCTGCCTTCGTTGCTCAAGCAGAGGTGGCTCTACCGCGTGGATCTCGCCATCCAGGTCAAGCGCGAGATCATTCGAGCCTATCCGGTGCTGAACCTCGTAACCGCCGCCGCGACGCTCAAGGCCGAGAACGCCGGCGGCCATCTCCTCGTCGATACCCTCGCGATCCATCAATGAAGGACTATCCCCGATGTCCGTAGGCTTGCCGGTATCGAAGCTCATTGCCGTGGCCGTCACGCTCACGACGCCGGCCGCGCAGGGCATCAATTTCAACTCGCTGCTGATCGTCGGCGATTCCAACGTGATCAACACGAAGGATCGCCTGCGGCTCTACACGTCGCTGTCGTCGATCGCGACCGACTTCGGCACGAGCGCTGCCGAGTACCTGGCGGCGAGGGACTACTTCTCGCAGGCGCCCCAGCCCTCCAGCGTCTACATCGGCCGATGGGCGAAGACTGCGACCGCCGGCATCATCGTCGGTGGCGCGCTCACAGCACTACAGCAGGCCATCGCGACGTGGCAGGCGGTCACCAATGGCGGCTTCCACATCGCGGTGGATGGTGGTGTCGCCTCCAACGTCACCGGGCTCAACTTCTCGGCGCTGACAAACCTCAACGCCATTGCGGCATCGATCCAAGCGGCAATTCAGGCGCTCGGCGGCGCCTTTGTGGCGGTGACCTGCGTCTGGAATTCGACCTACGGGCAATTCACGATCTCATCGGGAACGACCGGCGCGACTTCCGCAGTGGCGGCTCTGACTGCGCCCACAGCGAACACCGACATTTCGGGCGTCGGCTTCCTGCAGATGACGGCCGCCACCAAGTCGGAGATTGTCGGTGGCATCGCTGCGGAGAGCGCCATCGCCGCGGTTGTCATCCTCGACGGCCTGACCACCAACTGGTACGGCCTGACCTTCGCGGCCGGGGCTGGCAACGTCGACATCGTGGACAGCGACCACCTCGCCATCGCTGCATACATCGAGGCAGACACCTTCCCGCACCTCTACGGCCTGACGACTTCGGAAGGCGCGGCGCTGATCACGCCGGACACCACCTCGATCGGCGCGCAGCTCAAAGCGCTCGGGTACAATCGGACGGGGTTCCAGTGGTCGAGCTCAGATCCGTTCGCGATCTGCTCCGCATTCGGCAAGCTCCTGACCATCAACTTCCTCGCCAACAATACGATGCTCACGTTGATGTGGAAGCAGGAGCCCGGCGTGCTCGCCGAGAACCTGACCTCAGGGCAGAGCGCATCTCTCGATGCGAACAACTACATTTACTTCGCCAATTTCAACAATAATACCGCCATCATCGTCAACGGCACGGTGGCGAGCGGGCACTACTTCGACGAGATCATCGGCGTCGACTGGCTGGCGAACTACATCCAGACGAATATTTACAACCTGCTCTACACGACGCCGACCAAAATCCCGCAGACCGATGCCGGCATGCACCAGCTCGCCACGCAGATCCAGGTGTCATGCGAGGCCGGCGTGAACAACGGGCTGCTCGCTGCAGGCACATGGAATTCGGCCGGGTTCGGGCAGCTCAAGACCGGCGACTTCATGCCCAAGGGATTTTACATTTTCACCCCGCCGATCGCGAGCCAATCGCAGGGTGCGCGTTCGGCGCGCATCTCCGTGCCATTCCAGATCGCGGCAAAGCTTGCCGGCGCGGTGCACGATGTAAGCATCGCGCTGACGGTAAATCAGTAGAGCCGAGCGCAAGGCTCTAAGCAGAGGAACCCGCCGCGATGACAACTTATAGCTTCAAGAATGTTCAGGCGTCGCTCTCCGGGCCTGGCGGCAGCCTGAGCCTGGGGGCCGGATCCGGGCCGGCCGAGGAAGGCATCACTGTCGAGATGCTCGAAGAGAAGGACTTGATGACGGTCGGGGCCGACGGCCAGATCATGCACACGCTGCGCGCCAGTAACGCCGCGCGGTTCAGTCTCCGATATCTGAAGACGTCGCCGATCAACGCGCAGCTCTCGGCGCTCTACAATTTCCAGCGGTCATCTTCAGCAAACTGGGGACAGAATGTGCTGGTGATCAGCGATACGATCCGCGGCGACGTGGTGTCCGGATCGGAGATTGCTTTCGCCCGCCAGCCACAGCTGACGTACGCCCGCGATAGCGGTATGAACGAATGGATTTTTTACGGCAGCGTTAATGAGCAGCTCGGCTCCGGCTCGCCGAGCGTGAACTAACCATGCGGCCCGCAATCGAATTCGACGTTGGCGAAGTGCACTACCGCGCCGATCGCCTCAGCGCCTTCAAGCAGTTCGCCATCGTGCGGCGACTGGGCAAGGTAGTTGGGGCCTTTGGCGAGGCGCTGGAGGCCTGGAAGCGGACGGCGCCCGCCGCGTCTGGGGGGGCGACTGTATCGGCGCCGCCATTCGATCCGCTGGCGCTACTGGAGCCCTTTCTGCTCGCGCTCAGCGAACTGCGCGACGAGGATGTCGACTTCATTCTGAGCACATGTTTAGCCCAAGTCAGCCGCCAGCAGGCGTCGGGGTGGGCGCGCCTGGTGGTCACCGGGCACCTGATGTTCGAGGACGTCGACGACATGGCGGTAATGGGGCGCATCGTGTGGGGCGTGCTGCAGGGTAGCCTCGCTGATTTTTTTACAGAACTCCTCTCCGCATTGCCCGGCCCAGCGGCGACGGAGTCGACTGGGTCCGGCTCCCAGGCGGCGAGGAGTGGCTAATGCGTCCCGCCGGCCCTGATGGCTACTGCCTATATGAATCGCTCCTCAACGGCAGGCTTGGGCTCGCCGACGTTGCTCTAATGAACGAGGCCATGGACGTGCGCGAGGAGAACGAACGCCGCGCCGCCGAGGCTGCGAAGACGCGGAGATAGGACTGTGGCTTCCGCCGGCACTTTGCGTGAGTTCCTGATTGCGCTTGGATTTTCCGTGGACCAGCCGGGGCTGGCGAAGTTCGAGACCAGCATCGGACGGGCCACCAAGTCGGCGGTCGGACTGGGCGAGGCGGTCTTCGCCACGGCTGCTGCGATCGAGATCGCGGTTGTACGCATCGGGCGCCAATTCGAGGACTTGTACTATCTCTCGCAACGCACCGGAGCATCGGTCGCGGCGTTGCAGGCATGGCAGTACGGCGCCCAGCAAGTCGGTATTGCTGCTGATGCCAGCCGCAGCGCCATCGACAGTTTCGCCCGCTCCCTGCGCAACCAGCCGGGCAACGTCGGACTGCTGCACCTGCTCGGAGTTCAGACGCAGGGTCGCACCACCGACCAGATGTTCAACGATCTCGTCGATAGGCTCGCAAAGTTGAAGCCGTACATTGCGGCACTCCGTGCCCAGCAGTTCGGGCAAGACCCAGATACGATGTACCAGCTGGAACTGAATCGTGGTGTGGACCGGGCGGCACAGGCTGACATCAGCAAGCGTCAGAGTGCGGCGGGATTTGATCCCGATAAGTGGTCTAAGTCGTCGGTCGACTTTGTACGCGACCTCAACAAATTGGAGTCGGAGTTCGGCATCCTCGCCGATCGCATCGGCCGAGATTTCATGCCATGGGCCGACAAGTTCGTGAACTGGCTCGATGGTGTAGTGCAGATTTTCAACAACTGGGACAACACCGTCGGCGATTGGGCCAGCTGGGTAGGGACGATCGCGACCACGGCGATGGGTGCATGGATCGCGAAAGCGTTCCTGATGCGCACCGCCGCTCTGGGTCTGTCTGCTGGACTGGCGGGAGTCGCATCGTCTGTCTTGGGCATTGCCGCGCTGGGCGGTGCGGGAGCGGCGCTCCTCGCGACGATCTGGCCTCAGCAGGCAAACGCCGGCGAAGACGCGATCACCGCAGCCCGACATGGCGCGGCGGGCGGCAGTAGTGGAAATAATTCCGCGATTGTCCCCCGTGAACTCAGATACCAGCACGCACAAGAAGCCGTCGCTCGACTCCTCGCGACGATCTGGCCTCAGCAGGCAAACGCCGGCGAAGACGCGATCACCGCAGCCCGACATGGCGCGGCGGGCGGCAGTAGTGGAAATAATCCCGGAAATATGCGCCCCCCCGGTGCGAGCACTGGTTACCAGAAGTTCCCGACAATGCTGTCGGGCCTTTCCGAGATGGCTCGACAACTGCTCGTTTATGGCGATCGCGGTCTAACCTCGGTCAGTTCAATCGTCAGCAAGTGGGCTCCGCCCAGGGAGAACAACACCGCCGCATACATCGCCGATGTCTCGGCGCGCACTGGCTTCTCCGCTGACCAGCAACTCAACCTACGCGACCCGACCACACTCCAGCGACTGATGGACGCGATGATCCGCCACGAGACCGGGAAGCGCGGGGACCCCGCCATAGAGATGGCCGCGATCAACGCGCGTCTTGGTCTGCCGAATGTCGCCCTTGCTCCCGGTGGGTCGGGCGGCGGCGTAACCATCAATCAAAAGACTGACATCGTCGTCAGCGGGGTGAGCGATCCGAAAGCCGCGGGCGCCGCAGTGCTGGCCGGCCAGGCGCGCACCAACGCTAACATCGTTCGCAACCTGGCCGGCGTCATTCGGTAATGCCGCTTCCTTTCACCACAGGGTTCAGCACTACCGCGATTCCGACCGGAATTAGCATCGCTGGGGCCGCTCTGCTGGGCCTCATCGGCCCGGTAATATTTCGGCAGCGCATACTGGGCGTTTTTGTCGCCGACGTCACGGTGGAGGAACACCACGTCGACGAACTGGCGATCACCGAAATGCCCGTGGAGCAGGGCGCGGCGATCACGGATCACTCCTACAAGAGGCCGGCACGCCTGACGGTGACCGCCGGATGGACCGATAGCGTGCCGGGCGGTGACCCTAATCGCGTGCAGGTGATATACGCGGCGATGTTGGCGCTGCAGGCGACACGCATCCCCTTCGAGGTGATTACTGGCAAGCGCTCCTATATCAACATGTTGTTTCGCAGTCTGTCGGTTACGACCAACGAAAAGAGCGAGAACGCTCTGATGCTGGTTGCTGAATTGCAGGAGATCATCCTGGTCAGCACGCAGGTGCTGACCGTGCCGGACGCGAGCGTGATGAAGACGCCCCAGATCAATGCCGCAACGCTCAACACCGGAGCGAAGGGGCTCATTCCGGCGACCAATCTGAACAACTCAGCTCTGCCTCCGGGCATCCCGATGATCGACGTCCAACACATCCCGGGCAACACCGCGGGAGTTCCGAGCGGTGGCTAGCGCATTCGAAATCCCGACGTCGCCGACGCCGCAGAAGTTCTCGGTGTCGCTCTCCGGTGTCACACGTGAGCTGATGCTACATTGGGACGCCCCGGCCGCCTGCTGGATCATGGACATTGCCGATGATACCGGAACGCCGATCCTCTCCGGCATTCCGCTGATCACCGGCGCCGATCTGCTGGCGCAATATGCCTACGCCGGCCTCGCCGGCATCATGCTGGTGCAGACTGACCACGATCCGGACGCCGTGCCAACCTTCGCCAATCTGGGCACCGCCGGGCACCTCTTTTTCGCATCCACGGGTGCAGGCGCGTGAGTGACCAATATCTCAGAAAGTGGAGCCTGATCCTCACCGAGGGAAGCAAAGCGCTCGATCTGTCCGAGATGCATATTCGGTTTAAGGTCAACCAGGCTGACAACACGGCCCCGAACACGGCGTCGATCCGCATTTACAATCTCGCCGACAGCACGGCACAGGCCATCCAGAAGGAATACCAAAGCGTCGTCTTGCAGGCGGGCTACGAAACCGGGAATTTCGCGGTCATTTTTCAGGGCACGATCGCGCAGATCGTGCGAGGCCGCGAGAGTGCGCTCGACAGCTTCGTTGAGATACACGCCGCCGATGGTGATGAGGCGATCAATTTTGCCTGTGTCAGCAAGTCCTCTGCCGCAGCTGCGACGAGCAACGCCGATCGGATCAAGGTCGCTACCGACGCGATGAAGCCCTACGGGGTCGATGTCGGCAACGTCGATCTCGGTGACGCTCCCGAGACTGGGGGCATACTGCCGAGGGGCAAGGTGTCGTTTGCTTTGGCGAGTCACCAGCTGGATGATGTCTGCGCCTCCACGGCGACGACGTGGAGTGTGCAGGGCGGGAAAATCGTAATCATCCCGCTGACGGGCTACCTTCCCGGCGAGGCGGTGGTGCTCTCGGCTCAGACCGGTTTGATCGGCATTCCCGAGGCGACCGTCGATGGTATCAACGTTCGCTGCCTCTTGAACCCTCTGATCCGCATCGGCGGCCGGGTACAGATCGACAACGCATCCATCAACCTGACTACTGTCAGGCAGCAATTTCTTTATCCGAACTATAGCGACGCCAACATGATCGCGAACCCGTCGAGCGACGGCTTCTATCGCGTGCTGGTATCTGAGTTCACGGGGGACAATCGCGGAAACGAGTGGTATTCGGATTTAGTATGCTTGGCGATCGACCCAAGTTCCGTCGCGAACAAGTCGGTGCAGGCGTATTAGCCGCCTCAGTTGCGCAAGAACATCGCCAAGCTAAAGAGCGTAGAGGGTGCGTTGGCGGAGGGCGCCACGCTCAGAAAATGCTCGAACGGCGGATCCATCTTTCGCACGTAGACGCGCACGCCAGCCTGCCATTCCTCACATCCAAGCGCGGCGAACTTGTCGCTCCGATGAAAGATTGAAAGCAAGGCGTCGTTGAGCCCTTGGATACCGTGTCCCTCGCGTACGTCGAAGAACAGTGACTGAGGACAGATCAAGGTGGCGTCGTCGGTAAAGACTGGCCGCGATAGATCCAGCGGCGGTGGCGCCGGTGGCGGTGGTGGTGAGGTGTCAGTGAAGATCGGGGGGCCGTCGCTCACGCTGTCGTCATGATTGCCGACGCTGGGCGCGTTGTTCTTCTCGAAGACGTACGCCCCGCCGGCGAAGAGCACGATCCCGAGTACGAGGTATGCTGGCCATCGCATGAAGCCCTCCCATTTTTCGGGAGAATGCACCGAGACGGGCTAGGCAAGGCTTGGTCAGGCAAGGCTTGGCAAGTCACGGCTGACAAGAAGGGCGCCCCGTGGGGCGCCCTTCGCAGTTTAGGCACTCAACGCGGCAATACGGCCTGAGCCCAGCATCGACAGTATCCTTGCGGACAGTGGACAGAGCCGGGATGACCACCGGGAGGGTCAGCATTCCAGCGGAATTTCCGGCCGCTGAATTTCTTGCAATCCGCGCAAACGTCCTCGTCGCCAGACGTCTGCCAAATATAGAACTTCGATCCGGTGGATAATGCCCTCTCGCGAACATCGATGAATGAAGCGATCGCATTCGCGCGTAGTTCTCGTTTGTAGCGAGCCTCGTCGGTCGCGATCTCTTCTTTGGATCGCCCCCGCCTCTTGGGTCGTTGAGGTCGCTGCAGGCTGACAAGATCCGGCGCCGTTACTGCGCCGGTGCCTCGTAGAAGTCTCAGAAGATCTATCAGCCATTTCATCGTGCGCCTCCCCAAATATCGTGGTGAGGCTATCCGCTCGCTCAATCGAGAGTCGAATCGCATGGATCGCCGCGAACGCATCGACAATCAGGTGACGGCCTTTCAGGCGGCGCTGCAGGGATGGACTGCCGGGTTGTGGGTTGCTCTGCCCGGCATCCTGCAATCCTTCAACGGCACCAAGAGAACGGCGACTGTGCAGCCGAGCATCCAGGCGCAGATACGCGATACGAAGGGAACCTGGCAGAATCACACGCTGCCGCTGCTACTCGACTGCCCGGTCGTCTTTCCCGGTGGCGGCGGATATGGCTGGACATTCCCGCTCGCAAAAGGGGACGAGGGCCTGGTGATCTTCGCGTCCAGATGTATCGACGCGTGGTGGCAGTCGGGGGGTGTGCAGCCGCAAGCCGAGCTACGCAGCTTCGATCTATCGGACGGCATCTTCTTTCCCGGCCTCTTTTCGCAGCCGCGTCTGCCGGCGGTGCCGGTGTCGATGACTTCCGCCCAGATCCGCAGCGATGACGGGAGTACCCTCATTGATCTCTCATCTGGCAAGGTCGCCATCACCGCGAACGAGATTGATCTGACTGCCAGGAACAAGCTCTCTCTCAGCGGCGGCGGAGTAGGCGTCGTCTACACGGCGGGTAACGTCGACGACTACACCGAGGGGACGGTCGTGACGCCTCACGTACCGCCGGTGCCGTAGTGAGATACCGGGCATTGGACACGAACGGCGACTACACCTTCGGCGCCGGTAGCGCGAACTTCCTGATCGACTCGCCGGCCGCCGTGGCGCAGTCCGTGCTGACCCGCCTACTCCTGCTGCAGGGTGAGTGGTTTCTCGACGTAACTGAGGGCACCCCCTGGCTGCAGGAGGTGATCGGCTACGGCACCAAGTCTCTCTACGACATGGCCATCCGGCAGCGAGTCCTCGACACCGAGGGCGTGACCAGCATCGATGCCTACTCGAGCAATCTCGATCCGGTGGAGCGCAGCCTGTCGGTCACGATGACGATCAGCACTCAGTTCGGTCAGTCTGCCCCGATCAGCGTGGTGCTCTGAGATGGCGACCCTTGCTCCGCAGATCACGTCGGCCGGTATCTCGGCACCGAGCTACGCGGACATCCTCGCAGAGCTCCAGTTTTTCTTCTGGTCGATCTACGGGTCGGATGCCGATCTCGACGCCGACACCCAGGACGGCCAGTTTCTGGCCATTATCGCCCAGGCCATCTACGACACCGGCCAGACCGCGATCGCCGTCTTCAACATGTTCTCGCCGGCGACGGCGCAGGGCGCCGCTCTTTCCAGTCTGGTGAAAATCAACGGCATCACGCGCCGAGTGCCGTCGAACAGCTCGGCCGTGGTCACCGTGGTGGGTGTCGCCGGCACCACCATCAACAACGGCCTGGTCGGCGACAATCTCGGCCTCAATACTCAGTGGGCCCTCCCGTCCGTCGTGGTCATACCCCTCAGCGGGACGATCGATGTCACGGGGACGTGCACACAGCCAGGCAACTTCACCGCGGCTGCGAACTCGCTGACCGCGATCCTGACGCCGACACTCGGGTGGCAGTCGGCCAACAACGCGGTAGCGGCGCTGCCCGGTCTGCCGGTGGAGAGCGATGCTCAGCTCCGTCAGCGGCAGTCGGTCTCAACGTCGCTCCCGGCGCTGACCACGCTCGAATCGATCACCGCCGCGATCGCCAACATCAATGGTGTCGGCCGGCTGTTCGTCTATGAAAACGACACCGATGCCGCGGACGGAAATGGCGTGACGGCGCACTCCATTTCGGCAGTCATCGAAGGCGGCGACGTGCAGCAGATTGCGGCGGCGATCGCCAGCAAGAAGTCACCAGGGACCGGAACCTACGGCACAACCAGCGAGGTCGTCACCGACAACAATGGCGTGCCGGATACGATCCGCTTCTACGAACTGACATCGGTCCCGATCACCTTCGAGATCGATATCACCGCGCTCCCTGGCTACGTGTCGACAACCGGCGATGCGCTCAAGGCGGCGGTGGCGGCGTTCATCAGCAGTCTGGCCATCGGCGAGGACAGCTATCTCGCCCGGCTCTACTCGCCGGCCAATAGCGGAGGCATGGGCCTCGGAGCGACTTACGTGGTCACGGCGATCAAGCAATCGCGCGCTGGGCCACCGGCCGCGGCCAATGTCGTGATCGCGTTCAATGAAGCGGCCACGAGCGCAATTGGCAACGGCACTTTGGTCGTCTCGTGACATTCATCGATCGATGGGACCAAGGCGGCACTTTTGATTCTGGTTTGCAGTGGGACACAAACGTCGGCCCCAATCTCGGGGACGTCACGCCGTACCTGAACCTCGTCACCAGCGAGCATCGGAGCAAACCGAAGTTCATCGCGATGTTGGGCGGAGTACTGCAGCCGTTCGCCGATGTTCAGGGCCTCTTGAGCGGCATGGCGGCGCTCTTCGATCTCGATACCGCAGTCGGCTCGCGGCTCGACGTCGTCGGGCAATGGATCGGGCAATCACGCCAACTGAATGTGCCGCTGACGGGGGTCTACTTCAGCTTCGATACAGCTGGCGTCGGTTTCGACCAGGGCACCTGGTACGGCCCCTTCAATCCGATCTCGGGTGTCATTTCGCTGCCCGACGACGCTTATCGAGCACTGCTTCGGGCGAAGATCGCGGCAAATAGCTGGGACGGTACGATCAATGGCGCCTACGCGGCGTGGAACATCCTCTTCGCCGGAACTGGCTTCGGTATTCTGATCCAGGATGAGGGCGACATGCACATGCTGTTCGCGCTCACCGGGCCGCTTCCGGACGCGGTTACGTTAGCCCTGCTGACCGGCGGCTATCTCAGTCTGAAACCCGCCGGCGTGCACGTCGACAGCTACCTCACGCCTTCCGTGGCGAACACGCCGTACTTCGGCTTCGACGCAGAGAACGCCAACGTGGCCGGGTTCGATACCGGCGCGTGGGGCCTCGTAACGGCCTAACCGGAGACGTCACCTATGCCGACTGTCGACTTCCAGAACTTCGCGGATGCGGGGGGCGCCAACGTCATCGATCAGGCGACCTACCTGGCATTGCCGGCGCGCCTGCAAGGGTTCCTTGCCGGACTGGCTCAGTCCGCGCAGGTCAACAAGGTCTTGCGCCAATCGGCGTTCGTTACGGCAGCTCTCGCGCAGGTAATTTCCACCGCACTCGCCGCTGACGTGCTCGACAATGGCAACAGCGCTGCTTTCATCTTGCAGCTTCAGCAGGCGCTGGCGATCCTCGCCGGCAGCCGCGCCGTGCGCGTCGTCACGGCGAGCGTCGATCCAGCTATCACGCTCGCCGATTATCGCATCGCGTTTGATCGGACCGCCGGTGTGGCGGCCACGCCGGTGGCACTGCCGAATCCAGGCACCAACTTTGGACAATCCTTCAAACTCGTCGACGTGGTCGGGAACTTCAATGCGGCTCCGGTGACAGTGTCGCCGCCGGCCACTCATACCATCGCCGGCCTCGCCACCTTCGTCATGAACGAAGATCGGCAGGCTGGCGAGTTTTGCTTCTGTAGTGCCGGCCTCTGGAGCGTGGAGACGTGATCATGATCAGAAAGATTGCCGCGGCTCTGCTCGCTGCATTTCTCGTCGCTGCCGGCATCGCAGCGGCCGTTGCTGCCCCCTTCCCGGAACAAGGCACCTGGGGCGGTACGTCTGGCGGCAGCGCGAATGCGCAGACGCTGACGATCGCCAACTATCACGTGTACACGCCGGGGGTGACGCTGCGTTTCATTGCCGTGGCTACCAACACTGGGCCGACCACGCTCAACGTCAGCGGCATCGGCACCAAGAATGTCTACCGACTGACGGGGACGGGCCCAGCAGCACTGAGCGGTGGCGAGATCGTCAGCGGTCAAATCTCCGCGGTGATGTACGATGGGACCCAGCTGGAATTGTTGACCGTCGCGCTGACGCCGCCAGTGTCTCCACCGCAGGGGCGGCTCACGCTCGTCTCCGGCTCTCCGGTCATGACCTCGAACCAGTCGGGCGTCGGTACAATCTACTACGACCCCTATAAGGGGAACCAGGAGCCCATCTGGAACGGAACCAGCTACACGACGACGACGCTCGCTGAGCTCTCGCTGGTGCTCAGTTCCTCGGCGGCACTCTCGGGCTCGAATTACGACCTATTCCTGGCGGTCAATTCCGGCACACCGACGCTTTGCCAGGGTCCAGCGTGGTCGAGCGGCACGGCCCGGAGCACGACGCTTAGCTACAACAGCGGTCTGCTCGCGAACGCCTCCTCGATGTCCTGTGTACCGACAGGATCGCCGTTCACAGTCGGGGCAGGCGCGGGGCTCTACGTCGGCACGTTTCAGGCTAGTGCCAACGGACAGACCTCGTGGGTACCGCTGCCCGCGGCGGCGGCTGGTGGAGGAAATGCGAAGCTGTTTTTGTGGAACGAGTATAACCGAGTCCTCGTCTCAGCTGCGTCGATGGATAATACAGCGAGCTGGGTCTACTCGACTGCCGCTTGGGAGGCTGCCGACGCCAGCAATAGCAATCGCATCTCCGTCGTGCAGGGTGAGGGAGACGATGCGATCTCATCTAGCTACACGGTGCTCGAGACTAGAAGTACGAATGCACTAACGGATTACAACGGCATCGGAATAGACTCGACGACGGTTGCGAGCGGGAGCATCGGCGCCAAGAACGGTAGCGCATCTTTCGGTAACACCAGCGGTATGACCGCACTCTTGAGCATCAATACGACTCCTGGATCGCACTTCTTTCAGGCGCTGGAGTGGGCGGGTGGGGTTGCCGGTACCTGGTACGGTCTGGCCGCGCCTTTCCAGATGACACTCTCTCTGATGGGGACATTCTGAAGCTGCGCGATCTGCCGCGACTTCGGTCCATCACCTCCATCGTTTGATCTCCGTGCCTTTCCGTGCGCGGCTAAATCCAGGACATCGGCATGCTTCACCGGCGCATCATCGCGGCGATCGCAGCGGCGTGGCTGCTTGCGCTTGCGCCCGTGGGCGCACAGGCGGCGAGCACGATCGATCCGACCGTCCCGGCACAGAACGCGCCGCTGAACAGCGAGCCGATCCGCAACAACTTCATTGCCGCCTTCAACGACGTCAACCACATCCTGAATATGTACGCCGGGGCGGTCGCCCCGACGAACCCGTACCTCTTCGAGTTCTGGGGAGACACCAGCACTAATCCCTACACGGTCCGGCAGTACGATGGCGCAGTGTGGACAGCGATTGGCACGCTGAACCCATCGACACACACCTTCGTGCCGGGCTTCGGCACCATTCCTGCCAACACCGTCATTGCCGGTCCGAGCAGCGGCTCTCCGGCCAATGCCGCAGCGCGTGCGCTCGTCGGCGCCGATCTGCCACTTCCCGCGGCATCGACCCTTGGCGGTGTGCAGTCGGCCGCGGCCGTCTCGCATCAATGGATCAATTCCATTTCCACGCTGGGTGTGCCGGCTCTCTCGCAACCGAGCTACGCGGACATCTCCGGGACTCTTCCGGCCGCGGCCTGTCCGAACCCTTCGGCAAGCACGCTCGGCTGTACCGAAAGCATCGCGGTCGTCAGCCACAACTTCCTGACAGGCATCTCGACTTCTGGCGTGCCATCGCAAGTGCAGCCGGCCTTCACCGACATCTCCGGCTCGGTTGCGGCGGCGCAGTTGCCGAACCCGACCGCCTCCACGCTTGGCGGCATCGAGTCCTATGTGGGCGTCTCCCACCAGTGGCTGAACGCGATCTCGACTTCGGGCGTGCCGGGCTCGACGCAGCCGGCCTGCACGGACCTATCCGGGGTGGCAGCGAGCTGCAGCACCGACACCACGAACGCCGGCAACATCAGCTCAGGCCTTCTCGGCGTCGCCCAGGGTGGCACGCATCTCGCCTCCGGCACCTCCGGCGGCATCCTCGGCTACACGGCGTCGGGCACGCTGGCCAGCTCGGCAGCGCTTCCGGCGAACGCGCTTGTACTCGGTGGCGGGGCTGGCGCGACACCGACCGCGCTCGGCTCCCTAGGCACGGCGACGACGCTCCTGCACGGCAATGTCGGCGGTGCGCCGTCTTTCGCTGCCGTCTCGCTCACGGCCGACATATCTGGAACTCTTGGCCTCGGGAACGGAGGCAGCGGTCAGGCGACCGCGGCCGCGGCTCGTGCCTCCTCCGGCTTCGACATCGATCAGGCGACCACGCACGGCGACAGCATCTACACGATCCTTGCGACGGATCGGACAGTCATCACCAGCGCCAGCCTGACCGCCCCGAGGACGTGGACGCTTCCTGCCGCGAACGCGGTCAACCCCGGGCAAGAGGTGGACGTCATGGACGCCGCCGGGGGCGTCGGGGTCACCAACACACTAACGCTCGCCAGAGCTGGGGCCGACACCGTCAACGGCGGCACTTCCGCCGTCATCAACAGCCAGTATGGCGGCCTGCGTCTGAAGTCTGACGGCGTATCGGCTTGGACGTTTGTTCCCCAAGCCGCCGGCGCGGGCTCCGGTACTGTCACGTCGGTCACCTGCGGCTCCGGGCTCAGCGGTGGCACGTTTACCGTCTCCGGCACTTGCGCGATCTCCGCGCCCGTCTCGGTCCCCAACGGCGGCAGCGGCGCTACGACGCTCACCGGAGTGCTGCACGGCAATGGCGCCTCGGCCTTCACGGCCGCAGCAGTCTCGCTCACTGCCGATGTCAGCGGCATCCTACCATCGGCGAACGGCGGCTCCGGCGTTGCATCGCCAACTGCACACAGTCTCATGGTGGCGGAGGGCGCTTCCGCCTTCACGCTGCTCGGGGCGGCGACTGCCGGCCGGATGCTCCTCGACCAAGGCGCCGCTGCGGACCCTTCGTTCAATGCGATGTCCGGGGACGCGACGATATCTTCGGCCGGAGCGCTCACCATCGGCGCCGGCAAAGTCACCTATGCCGACGTGGCGACCGCCGCGCTGGCGACTGCCGCCAACTTTCAGGCGAACGCTGCCAGCGTTGTGTTGCCGGCATCCTCGGTCTGGAGCGCGGCGGCGCTGACGGCACTCACCGATGCGGCGACAATCGCCACCGACATGTCGACCGGGTTCAACTTCTCGGTCACGCTCGGCGGCAATCGAACACTCGGCAACCCGACGAATACAAAGGTCGGGCAAACCGGGTGCTACTATATCTCTCAGGACGGCACCGGATCGCGCACGCTTGCCTATGGATCGAGCTTTAAGTTCGCCGGGGGCACGGCGCCCGTGCTGACCACGACGGCAAGCGCCTTGGACGTGTTCTGCTACCAGGTTGAGACATCGACCTTCATCCTGGCCTCGCTGACCGCGAACGTGAAGTAATGCGCCGCCTCATCTTTCTTGCACTAGCACTACTGGCACTCGCCGCGCCGGCGTCCGCCATGATGCCGGGCATCGCTCCGGTGCTGGCGGGGATGAGTGCCGTCCCAGTTGCTCAATCGACTTACGCTTCGGACGCGGTCAATGTCGTCAATCAATCGTCCTTCTCGTTCACAAGCCAGGGGATAGGCACGGCAGCGAACAATCGCTACGTCGTCGTCTGCGTTACCCTGCGGAGCCTCAGCTCCGGTATCGCCATCTCGTCGCTGACCGTCGGCGGTCAGGCGACCACTCTTCTCAGTTCGGAACTCGACACCAGTGCCGGCGACTATGCCGGCCTATTGATCACCAACGCGCCGGTTACCTCCGGAACGACGGCGACGATCGCCTTCACGATGACTCTCGGTAACAGCTCCGGCACAGTCATTGGCGTGTGGGCGCTGACCGGGTTGACGAGCACGACGCCGACGGCGACCGCCGTCTCCAACGCTTCGCCGCCGTCCGCATCGATCACTGCATCAGCCGGCGGAACGGTTCTCGGCTGCGCCATGACCGATGCGGGTTCAAGTTCATTCACCTGGACAAACGCGACCAAGGCTTTCGACATTCCGAGCGGCGGCGCGCACAACACGACTTCCGGGGCGAACAACGACCGCAACTCGGCGATTACTCAGACAGTGACGGCAACGCCGGCGGCGGGTACCGGCGCAATGGCGCTCGCCGCGCTGCGATAGAGGCATCAACAAGCGCCCGGCGGTTTGACCGTCGGACGCTCTGCGCTGCCTTTTCTTCCATCGCTACATTCCACGGAGACTGCCAATGTTGGTACGCGCCGACACTCTGAACCCGTGGACAGGCGAACACCTCAATGGCATTGCCTACCCCGCCAACATCGAGCAGCTGTGGGCGGACGCTGATCTCGGCGCAATTGGCCTAGCGCGCCCGGCGCCGTTCGTCGCGCCATCCGGGCAGGTCGCTGTTGGCGCGGCCAGCTATCAGCTTCAGCCAGACGGGACGATTGCCCAAGTCTACGCCACGCAGGCGGCTCCGGCCGCAGCTCCCGCCACCATTCCGAAATCGGTTGTCGTCGGTCGAATTATCGCGGCAGGGAATAATGCACAGGGCACCGCCTATATCGAAGTGGCGAAACAGGCACTCTTCGCCAATGCGGCGGCATTTGCCCGCTGGATTGCGGCAGACCATCCAGTAGTCAACGCCGACGATCCCGATGTGATCGCCATGGTGAAGGGGATCGGGCTAGATCCCACAGTGATCCTCGCGCCGTAGTGCGTTGAGGGGCTGGGGCTCCTGACGAAAGGAACCTCCATCATGCCAAACCGCCTTCTCCCGGCGTTCGCACTGGCGTGCGCTCTTGCCTTCGCCATGCCGGCAGAGGCGGCCGAACATGGTCTCGCATCCTGGTATGGCCCCGGATTCTACGGCCACAAGACGGCGTGCGGTCCGATCTTGCAGCGGCTCTCATACTGGATCGCCCACAAGACGCTGCCATGCGGCACTCGGGTGAGGGTGACGAACAAGGCCAACGGCCGGAGCATCGTTGTGCAGGTGCTGGATCGCGGCCCCTACATTCGCGGGCGCGTGGTCGATCTGACTGTCGCGGCGGCGCAGAAGCTCGGCGTTAGCGGCACGGCGCCGGTTCAGGTCGAGGTGGTGCGGTGACGATCCAAATCTTGAATTGAATTCCGGGAGACCGGGATAGCGCTCGGCATTTCGTCGGCGCTCTCTAAAAGGTGAACCAAGATGGCACCCGAAACGGTGAACAGCGCCTCCGATCAGCGGACGGTGAACAACACGAACACGATGCGCCACAACTATCGCGTCCTCTCCGATGCGGAGAAGGCCAACATGGTCCAGGTCAAGGACATGGGCCTCGCTTTGCATGACTTCATCGACGGCCTCGGCAAGAGCCGGGAAATTAGCTTGGCCAAGACGAAGGTCGAGGAAGCCGTCATGTGGGCCGTGAAGCACATCACTGGCTAAAGTCAATCGGGGCGGTCTCCCCGGCCTCCCTCCCATCATTCCGGCGAGCGGCGGTGACGCCGGCGAAGCGACGGCAGGTGTCCACGCTCAGGCGGGAAGCAGAGCCCCCGCGAACCTGTCCTCGATAAGCGCGGCTAGTAACCGCCTCGCCGAACCATTTCCACCAAATCCTGAGAAAACGCCATGCTGAGCAGTCCGCAGGGTAGCGCCTTCACGCGCGCCCACGAAGGCACCGTCACGCGCTCCTATCCCGACAGTGGCGGCCGCATCACCATCGGCATTGGGTTCACGATGCTCTCGACGGTGTTCGCCGCTTGGTGGCGGGCGCGTCACGATCACGACCTTCGCATGGGCGATACAATGACCGTCGACGAGGCCACCGAGGTTCTCGGCCTTCTGCTGGCGCAGGAGTACGGGCCCCCGGTCAATCGGGCGCTCCCGAACGCCACCCAGCCCCAATACGACGCCTCGGCCGATGTCTCCTACAATGCCGGCCCTGGGGCGCTGGGGGACGGCTGGGCGCGGGCTCTTGCGGCGGGCGACATCACTCAGGCCGCCACACTGCTGCGCTCTGACAGGGTCACCGCGGGGCACCACACGCTTCAGGGTCTCATCAACCGGCGGGCCGACGAAGCCCGGCTCCTCGAGACCGGCGACTATGGCATCGCCGCCAGCCTGCCGCCGCACCTCGCCCCCTCAGTCTCGACGCACCCCAACGACATCCGGGCCTACCAGACGCAGCTCGCCGCTCTCGGGCTCTACAAGGGCACCGTAGACGGCTCCGCCGGGCCGATAACGTGGGCGGCCGTCGTCGCCTTCCAGAAGGTCAACGGTCTTGTTCCGGATGGGATCGTGGGGCCCGCTACCAGGGCCACGCTCGCCAGCGCTGTAGCCGCCAAGGCCACACCCCGCTTCCGCTTCGGCAAGAAGCCGGCGCGCCCCGACGCGGTGAAGCTCAAGTTCGCGAAGTACGCCGATCGCGCGGCGTTGCTGCCGAGGATCCCGCCGGAGTTTGGCTATGAGGACAAACTGCCGGCCGACAGCGGGATCCTCGGCAATGACCAGTGGGGCGATTGCGTCTTCGCCGGCGCCGACCACGAGACCATCCTCTGGAACGCGATCGCCGACGCCTCGGTCACCTTCGATAATGCCGCGGCGCTTGCCGACTATTCGGCGGTGACCGGGTTCAACCCGGCCGATCCGAGCACCGACCAGGGCACCGATATGCAGGCGGCGGCGTCCTACCGCCGCAAGACCGGCATCGTCGACGCGGCCGGCAGCCGCCATCACATCGGTGCCTATGTCTCGCTGACGCCCGGCGATCTCGAGGAGCACAAGGCGGCGGCGTACTTGTTCGGCGCGGTGGGTCTGGGACTCACGATCAGCGATGCCCAGATCGACCAGTTCGACGCCGGTCAGCCCTGGGACGGCCCACTGGGCCCTAACGCCGGCGGCCACTACGTGCCGCTGATCGGCTTCCGCGGCGGCTACTTCCTCGTCGTGACGTGGGGGAAGGTCCAGCGCGTCTCGGCCGCCTTCTTCACCGCGAACAACGATGAGAGCTGCGCCTACCTCAGCCTCGAGATGCTGAAGGCCGGCAAGAGCCCGATCGGTCTCGATCTCGCAGCGCTACAGGCCGATCTCGCCGCGGTCACTTCTCAATCATCAGCCCCAGCAACCAAAGGACCAGCACCTATGCCTATCACGACTCCGGCTCTTACAGCCGAGGAACAGGCCGCCGCCAAGATCGCTGTCAAGGCCAAGCTCGACGAACTCGTGCCGGCTTGGAAGCAGTCGCTCATCGGCAACGAGGACGCCCTGCTGACTCAGCTCACGGCTGCTGCCGTCAGCGCCATCGATGCGGTTCGCAACGCGCAGCAATAGCGGACTGCGCCCTCAACTTCCCATCCAAAAATGAAAGGAACGCCTATGCTACGAAAGGTCATTCTCGCGGCGCCGTTGGCCGCTTCGTTCGCGCTCGCCAGTTGCGCCCCGGCGGGAGGTCTTTCGCCCGCGCTGCAGACTTCGGTCAATACCGTTCAGGGCATCGTGGCAGGACTCTGCCACTTCATTCCCCTTGCCGAGCAGATCGCAACCATTCTCTCTAAGTCGCCCGCGGCTCCGCTGACGCAGGTGGCCGTTGCAGTATGCACAGCCATCGGCTCTCCGCCGCCGGCCTCGTCAAGGCTGCGCGGTCCATTGTCATCGACGCTGACGGTATCGCCAGGCGTCGTTGATGGCGTGGTGATCAGCGGCGGGACGCACTTCTAGCGGATCATTCGCCAGTCCCCAGCGCGCCGGGCAGGGCGCGCACCCTTTCCCTCTTCCAGGAGTACCCGACAATGAAGCTCTCCGCCCGCCTGGCGGCGACGGCCGCCGTCGCATGCCTCGTGCCCGCCGCCGCTCTCGCCGATGCCAGCACGACCGTCTCGGCCGGCCCGTTGTGGGCGGCCATCGAAGGCCCGCTTGTTCAACTGGTGGTGCTGGTCGTGCTCGGCGTCATCACGTGGATGACTGCCACCGTCGGCGCGATCATCAAGAAGAAGTTCAACGTCGACATCACCACTGGACTGCTCGCTCAGGAGGCTTCGCACCGCGATGCGCTGCAGGTCGCCTTGACCAACGCCGCCGGCTCTATCGTTCAAAAGATCGGAGCGCAGGCGGACATGACCAAGGTGGACGTGCGCTCCCCTGAAATGGCGGCGGCGGTCAACAGCGTCGTCTCGGCGGTTCCCGACGCGATGAACAGGTTCGGGCTGACCGCCGCGGACCTCGCCCCGAAGATCCTCGCCAAGCTGCCGCAGGTGGCTCAACCAACGGCTCCGACGCCCGCGCCGCCGACGTTTGCTCCGTCCAAGAAGTGACGACCCTCGCCATCGCGGCCTTCGTCATCATCGAGCTCGTGATCATCGGCGCCTGTCCGGTCTCGCTGTGGCTGGACGGACGCCGCTAGAGAAGGAATTGCCCCATGTCCATCGGTCTGCTTCTCGTCATCCTCCTCGTCATCGCGCTGTTCGGCGGCTTCAGCGGCCGTTTCGGCGGCTACGGCTACGGTTACGGTCACGGCGGCGTCGGGATCCTCGGCGTCGTCCTGATCGTTGTCGTCGTTCTGCTGCTGACGGGCAGGATTTGACGTGGACCCCTTCGAAAATCTCCCCTCGCATCGCCTTCGACGGATCGAGCAGAAGGTCGACGCGATCGCAGAAAGGCTCGGTCTGCTCCAGAAAGAGGAACTATCCATCATGGCTGACGCCAACTCAGTTCTTGCGAAGATTACTGCGAACACGAGCGTTCTTAACTCTATCGCTGCGGCCGCCACCGCGTTGGAAGCGGGCCACTCGACGATCCAGGACGAGATCACTGCCCTCAAGGCCCAGATCGCGGCCGGCACTCCGCCGGACTTCACCGCGCTCGATGCCGCTGCCGATGCTCAGTCGACCCTCATTGGCGGCATCGCCACGGCCATCCCGGCGAACACTCCGGCGGCCTAAAGCCTAACTTCCATGCATGACACGATCGGGGAGGCGGCCGCTATGTCGCTTCCCCGCTTTTTTGTCGTAGGGGCACCGCGATGATCTCGACGCCGCACGAACCCAACCAGCGAAGCAGCCGCGGCGCCATCCCTTTTCCGGTCATGGCTGCCGTTTGCATCGCCATCGCCTCACTGTCGTTTCCAGCGGCGGCTCAGCCGACGAGTCCAGAGACGAGCGTCGATATGGCCGTGGCGGCTCAAATGCCGGCTTCTGTCGTCGATACGTCGACCGTCAGTCTCCGGGACTTCATTATCTCACTTCTCGACGACCGAGATCGGGCGGTTACCGCGGCACTTGAGGCCATCAACCAGCGGTTTACCGGCGTCAATGAATTCCGGGCGCAGCTTAACGATCAAGCCAAGACGTTCGCGACGCGGGATCAGATCGACGCTTTCGCGGTACGCTTGAACGAAGCCTCCGCGCGGGCGGACGCCCTGATTAACCGCATGACGGTAATTGAGTCGAGCATATCGCCTGCCGATCGCCAGATTCAGATCGACATGCAGGCGCTCACCCAGCGTGTGACCTCGATAGAGCAGAAGAGCATCGGCCAGAACCAGGCGTGGGACGTGGGCGTGGCGATCGCGGGCCTGTTGTTCGGCGTCGTAGCCACGTGGGGCTTTCTGAGAACGCGGTCGGGAGGGACTAGAATATGACCGTCGCAGACCCACCCGCGCACCAGGGGCCGATCGTCACCTTCGCGAAGAGCGACGCCGGGATGGTCGCGACGCGGGTGATGGTGGTGGCGGCGCCCGTTATCCTGGCTCTCATGGGCTGGCTCGCCACGCGCTACCTGGACGGGGCGTTCCAGCACGAGACCGATCAGATAGCGTCGGTGTCGTCGCGGGTGAGTGCGATCGAGAGTTCGGCCGGGGCGGCGGCCAACAAGGCGGAGAATGTCGCCAACAACCTGACGGCGACAGCGACCTCCCTGAAAGATGAGCAGGCACAGGCGGCTGCCTTCCGCATCGAGACATCGAACAAACTCGACAAGGCGTCCGACACGCTGACGACACTGTCGAACACGCTTGCTGGGATCTCCGCAAAGATCGACGCGTGGCACCAGCAAGGGCAGCCGTAAGGACACCCCCATGACCAGCTACCTCCGCGCCGCGCTCGTCGTGGCAGGCATCCCCGTTGCTGCGGTCCTGCTGACGTTCGCCTGGCAGGCTAAAGCCGACACGCCCGCTCCCGGCTGCATGACGTGGGACAGCGCCCGCGATAAGGTCAAGACGGACTACGGCGAGACGGCTACCTTCATCGCCCTGAGCAAGAACGGCAGCGTCATCGTTTTTACCATCAACCAAACAACCGGAACGTGGACATTGTTCCAGATGCCGGATGCTGCCAGCGCCTGTCCCCTGACGGCAGGGCAGGGCTGGGAAGCAGCCCCAGCATCAATTGCCAACCCGCCCGCTACACCGGAGCCCAAGCCGCCCCTTCCACAGATGTACGCCGTCCCCGGCCCTTGGGGACCGCACTACAATGCTGAGGGCAAGCATCGACTGACGCATTCCATCTGCTGTCGCTCCCCGTGCGGGGGCGTGGATCGAAACGCCTACCCAGCGAGGTATTCCAGCCCGGCTCCGCTTCGGCGGGCCGGGCCTTTTTTTTGCGTTTGGGGAACGCGCGACGAACGGACCGTGCCGGATTCGTGCCGCACGATGGCGCGCGTTCACGCAAGGTTCTGCTTGGATCGGCTAGATGACCGCCGAGGATAGATGCGTCAAAACCCCATGAATACTATGGTTTTCAATGGTGCTGCCGCGCAGGATTGAACTGCGGACCTCTCCCTTACCAAGGGAGTGAATGACGTTACTTTCCTCGTTTCTTTCCAGACACTGACGGCTTCCGAAAATACCTGAAGACGCTCGAAGTTCAGCCTGTCCGCTCCGGCCGGAGAACTGGGTGAAATGGCCGGCCCTCCTAGAATGCAAAACGCCGCCTGGCAGGGCGGCGTTCGCAGGGGATTTGATCGCTCTTCAACTCGATCGAGCCGAAGACTAATTTCTCCCTGCGATAAAGGCAACGCCTTCCCGTCCGCCGAAACCGGCGCTCCCGAACCCTCCGACAAGGGCGGAACGCCGGTATGAGCGACGACGCGACGATCGATTTTACGGCGGTGAGCAGGCGGCGGTCGGCGTCCGGCTCAATGTTGCTCTTTGGGCCACGCCGACCTGAAGATCGTTCCCCTGGTTGAGGAGG